AAAAGACATCCAAGTAAAAAACGACATGATGAATTGATGAAAGATTTTCTAGAAGTCTTTGATATTAAAAAAGCAACTAATGCATTTCAAATATTCTATGAAGTTTGGTGCATAGAAAGTATGGTAGGAGGTCCTGATTTTATGTTGGATGTAAACATGGGATCTGATCTTGACTTTTATGATGAAAGAATATATTCTTACCTATATAATGGAAAGAAATTACTGCAATCTCTTTTATGAAAAATCCAAAATTTTATACTGTGAAACATTGGCAAGAGAACTGGGAAACTCTTATAGACAGAGTGGAGAATGGTGAGACAATAGGTGTAGAAAATGAAAATGGAAATAGAGCAGTAATGACCCTAGCGGATGAGGAACTCATACGCATCTATACAGATCACAACGAAGGATCTTAAACTTCTTGGAAGTGTAGCTCAATTGGCAGAGCGAGAAGCTTATACCTTCTGTATGCACCAGATTAGTGCGCGGTTGTGGGTTCGAGTCCCTCCACTTCCATTGACAGATACCCCATCTGTCCTGTATAATACTAAGGTCAACACGAAAGACAATGACACTGACTAGTAAGTTCAAGAAAGATCTGCAAACCCTACGCGGAGCAGTAAACGGAGACTTCTTCTTGGATGTGAAGAATCCAAAACTTCTCAAGAAAGTAAGACGCTATTATGAAAACAATGGTGTTGTATTTTCTGGCGATGCTCTTGACGATTATGATATACTAATGGAGCAAGTCGCTATCGATCTTGAGACTGCTGAGGCACTATGAAAGTATCTAACAAACCCACCGTTCTTCTTGAGCGGTTCCCCTATCGTTATATTCAGTGTGGCAAACTAGAAACCAATGGTATGCCAGATTGTCGCATTCAGAAGGTAGATTCCTACACTGGACGCTATCGTGACATGTATCTTTGTGATAATGAAATGCAGTTGATGACTGCTATGGAAGATCACGATTACACTTGCTGGTTAGATCCTGATGGTGTCCCTGCTTATGTCAAGGACTCTGTGAGTCGGTAAGTCACGGACGGACTATAACAGCACTGGTGGAGTCAATCCCTCTGAGTTTCTTGCTTCTCACAAGAGCAAGTGGCGTGCATGTAAAGACCTTCAAAGCGGTTGACAACAACCGCTTTTTTTGTATATAATTATATTAAATAAGACTGAAAGATGAAAATAGGATTCCAATGTAGCTCTTTTGATTTGTTTCATGCTGGGCATGTCACAATGCTTAAGATGGAAAAGCAGTTATGTGATCACTTGATTGTTGCACTTCAAGTAGATCCCACTATTGATCGACCTGGCATTAAGAATAAACCCACTCAGGGTGTCTATGAGAGGTATGTTCAACTGCAGGGATGTAAATATATTGATGAGATACTTGTATATCAAACTGAAGAAGACCTACTCAACTTGATTCAAACTCAAAAGATTGATATTCGTTTTTTGAGTGAGGAGTATAAGAATGTTGACTTTACTGGTAAGCAATACTGTATTGATAATGGTATTGAACTGCATTTTCATGTAAGAAAGCACAAATATTCCTCCACCGAACTTCGTAATAGGGTCTTTGATCTTGAAAAGGCGAAGAGGGAAGAGAGAGAAGTAAAAGAATTGCCACAATATTCCCCAGAACTTTTGCAGAAATACCAACAAAAATGACAATATTAGTAACAGGTGGTGCAGGATTCATAGGTAGTAATTTTCTAAACACCTTAGATGAATCAATTGTATGCGTAGACAAACTTACATACGCTGGTGATATTTGTCAGGTCCCTTTGACAGTCCCCCTTGAGAAGGGAGATATTGCTGATGAAAATTTTGTTCAATATGTCTTTAATAAGTATAATGTCAGGTCAGTCTTTCATTTTGCTGCAGAAAGTCATGTAGATAATTCAATTAAAGACTGCTCTGAGTTCATTCTTACTAACATTGTAGGCACTGTTAACCTCTTAAAAGCATCTTTAAAGCAGGAAGTTGATAGATTTATGCATATTTCTACTGATGAAGTGTATGGATCTATAGAAACTGGATCATTTACAGAGGAAACGAACTATGATCCTAGGAATCCATACTCTGCATCCAAGGCATCCAGTGATCATTTTGTCAAAGCATTCCATAATACATACGGTCTTCCTGCAATCATTACAAACTGCTCTAATAATTATGGGCCTAGACAGCATTGTGAAAAGTTGATTCCTCAAACAATTAATAACCTTTTGTCTGACAAAAAAGTCCCAATTTATGGTGATGGAAAGCAAATTCGGGACTGGTTATACGTTCAGGATCACTGTGAAGCACTAATTGAGGTGTGGAGGAGAGGAAATATTGGTGAAAAATACAATATTGGTGGTCAATGCGAGATACAAAATGTTGTTTTGATTAAAAAAATCTTAAATTTATTGGGAAAAGACGAAAGTATGATAGAATATGTCAAGGATCGTCCGGGTCATGACCGGCGATACTCTACTGACATCAGTAAAATTACTAAAACTTTGGGTTGGAAACCAAGATTTAACATCGATGATGGACTTAAAGAAACGATTGAATGGTATGAACGCAATAGGGACTGAACTCAAAGACGTTTACATTATTGAGAGTAAATTGTTCCAGGATGCCCGTGGTTTCTTCATGGAATCCTTTAATTTGCAACAATTTCAAGACATTGTTCAATATCCTGTAGAGTTTGTGCAGGATAATCACTCTAAATCATCTCAATCTGTGTTACGAGGACTACATTATCAGGTCAAACGTCCACAAGGTAAGTTGATGCGATGCATTTCAGGTGCCATTTATGACGTTGCTGTTGATCTCAGAAGGTCCTCACGCACCTTTGGTAGGTGGATTGGAGTTACCTTGAACAGACCGGAGAAGCAACTGTGGATCCCTCCTGGGTTTGCTCACGGGTTTCATGTGATGAGTGAAACAGCTGAGGTCACATACAAAACCACTGATTACTATGTGCCAGATGATCAGGAGACCCTTGCATGGGACGATCCTACCCTGAATATTGACTGGTTGACGACTAGAAACCCCATTTTATCCAGTAAGGATATGGTAGGAAAGTCATTTGATGAGTGTCATACCTATGAATAACCTATCTGTTTTCGGTGGAACTGGATTTATTGGTGGTAAATTTTGCGAATTATACTCTGACAAGGTTACTTTAGTGCCTAGAGAGGGTAGAAAACCACCAACAAAAGATGTCCTATACTTCATTAGCACAACGACTAATCAAAGTATCTTCAGTGATTTGCATGTAGACATTGACACTAATTTGACTCTGCTGATGGATGTTTTATCCAATTGTAAAGACAAAGATATCACATTTAACTTTGTAAGTTCTGGTTTTGTTTATGGCAATGATGTTTTAGATGCAAAGGAGACTGATTGCTGCAATCCTACAGGGTTTTATTCGATTACAAAGAGGACTGCAGAGCAATTATTGATCTCTTATTGCAATACTTTTGGTGTAAAATACAGGATTTTTAGGGTAGGAAATGTGTATGGACTAGATCCTACTATCACACCAGGTAAAAATGTCCTTGGTTTCATGATTAGTTTGATGAAACAGAATAAAGACATTAAACTATTTGGTGGAGGTGATTTTCAGAAAGACTATATGTTTGTTGATGATATTTGTAGAGCTATTAAATTCTTAATCAAAAAATCAGATAAGAATCAAATTTACAATATCGCAACTGGCAAATCTATGTCATTTAAGGACATACTTTTGACTGCTAGAAACATAATTTGTAGCAGCAGTGACATATACGCAGCACCATTTCCCCGAGATCAGGAGTATCTACAGGTAAAGAACATGACACTAAATGTAGATAAACTTAAGTCCATGTTGTTTTTTCCGAAGATGGATTTTGAGGAAGGACTAAATGAGATGTGTAGGATATATTGACCATATCCTTAGATTATAGTATTATACATATTAAGTGAGGTAATTTTTTTAATGTCTGAATACAAGAAGACAGCACTGGTGCTTGGTGCTGGTGGATTTATTGGTTCACATATGGTAAAAC